GCCATGAGCGCGTCATTTGTCGCCAGCAAGTTCAACCGCGAGCCCGAGCAGCGCATCTGTGACGAGGATTGCGCTGAATTCCTTAGCGGCGCACAGCGCGACGAGCAGACGGTCGGCGCTTTGCTTGAAGCAGCCAAGACGATGCGCGAGGCTCTTCAGGAAGCCTGGCGCATCTTCGACCGGCTAGGCCAGCACGCGCCTGACGATGATCGACTGGCTATTCTGCGAGGCGCCGATTTCAGCAGTGCGGCTTTCAGGGTCCGCGCGGCGATGCTGAAAGCGCAACGGCTTGAAGGTCTGCTGTGATGGACGGATGGAATTGCACAAAGCTGTGGCGTAAGCGCGGGCCTGGATTCTGCGTCGAAGTGAGCCATCACACCGTAGATCACTACGACAGAAATCGCGGGAGCAATAGATGGTGTGTCTACGCATACATCTATCAGCAGCATCCGTTGTTTGCGAACTTTGAAGGCGATAGGTTGTGGCAAGACGCCGCGCTTACGTTGCCGCTTCACGGTGGACCTACTCTGTTGCGGTGGCATCACGACAACGAAGGAAACAAAACAAGCATTCAAGTAGGCGCCGACTACGACCACATGGATGATGAGTTTTACACGTATTTATGCGACGAAGACGACGCTCGCTCAGTATTCAACGACGCGGAGGAACTCGTTTCATATCTTGGTGCGAGCAACAATTCCAATGAGAGCTGACCGCCAATTCACCACGACATACGGACCAGGCGACCCACAGACATGGGGTTTCCGGCAGCCGACAGATGACGACGACTCAGGCGAAACTTGGTACGAGCAAATTGCGCGCCTGATCGAAGAAATACGCGAGGAGCTGGCGATTGCCGAGCATGCATCGATGCATCGGGACGAGCAGAAGGCCATGATCGCGATGCTCAACGTCCGCGATGTGGTCGGCGAGTTGTGGCCGGAAAGTCGGCAATGATCGAGTATTGGCCGGACGTTGAGCAGGGGTCCGAAGAATGGCACGCGCTGCGCTGCGGAATTTTGACGGCAAGCGAGATGAAGCTGATTCTGACGCCGACACTCAAAGCCGCGAACAACAACAATGATCGCCAGCATCTCTACGAGCTGCTTGGGCAGCGCATCACGCAGTACGTTGAGCCGCGATACATCAGCGATGACATGCTGCGAGGCGTCGAGGACGAGATCAATGCTCGCATAGAGTACAGCGAGCACTACGCTCCCGTAACTGAGTGCGGGTTCATCACAAACGACTTTCTCGGATTCACGATCGGATATTCGCCTGATGGACTTGTCGGCGACTACGGCCTAATAGAGTGCAAGTCTCGTCGCCAGAAATATCAGATCGAGACGATCCTCAGCGGCAAGGTGCCGGACGAGTACATGCTGCAGTGTCAGACCGGATTGATGGTGTCCGGTCGTCTGTGGCTTGACTTTGTGTCTCGGTGCGCTGGCTTGCCGTTGTTTGTCTGCCGAGTGCATCCAGACCAAAAGATCATCGACGCTATCGCATGCGCTGCATCGGCTTTCGAGGAACGCATACAGATCGCAATGGAGAAGTACAACGACTGGCGCGACAGCCAGGCCATTTTGATTGACACGAAGCGCGAAATTGAACAGGAGATAACGATATGATTGATTTGACCGCGACAATCAAACCGAAAAGCGACCAACTCAATGCGGACGATCTGATCGCCGGGTCAAGGACGATCACAGTAACCGGCGTCAAGCTGGTTGCCGAAGACCAGCCGGTTGCGATCAGCTTTCACGGCGATGAAGGCAAGCCATACAAGCCGTGTAAGTCGATGCGGCGCGTTCTCGTAAAGGCGTGGGGACCAGATGGATCAAAGTACGTCGGGCGCAGCCTCACGCTGTATCTTGACGAGTCCGTTAAGTTTGGCGGTGCCGCTGTTGGTGGAATCAGGATTGCCGAGCTGTCAGACATCAGCGGCCCGGTCGTAATGGCCCTGACGGCGACGCGCGGCACCAAGAAGGCGTTTACGGTCAAGCCGATGGCTACGCCATCGAAGCAAGCGGAGAGGCTGTCAGACGCCGACATCGGAATCCTGATAGCCGCAGGAAACGCCGCGTCCAGCGAAGGCGTCGCGATGTACAAAAACTGGCTTGCTGGATTGAACGCAGAGCAGAAAGAAGCAATCAGGCCGCATCATGCCGAATGGTCGGCGAACGCGAAGAAGGCTGTTGATAACCAGTATCCGGATATGAGCGTCACGGCGCCGACCTTGGATCGGCTGAGGCAAGAGGCAAACACGCGCGCGCTTGTCGAGCAGGTGACGAATGCTGCGTCCGAAAAACAAATTCAGGCCAATGCACCGGAGATGGTAGGCGCTACGCAAAAAACCTAAACGGCCAATTTTTGAAAGTATGTTTTATATGGAAAATACTGATCGGATACCGACCACGCAGCAGGAAGAGGAGCACTTTCGCAATATCTCATCCTGGCCTTTCGTTCAACAGACAGCAGTCGAAACGCCAGACAAGCAATCAGACATCGGAGCCGATGCCAGCAACGGCGATCTGCAAAGCGAATACGAAATACGCTGCGCGTCTCTGGTCGTCGTTCGCAGCGGAATGGCCTCGTGGCACGAGTCTGCAACGTTTGTTTCTATCTCTGACGAAGGCGGAGGAGATTTTGTCGAGGTATCGCAGACTCCTTCGGACAGACTGAAGCAGATTGTTGCAATCGACCCGGACGAATGGCCGACGCTTCGCCTGGCGATTGACAAGATGATTGCCGCTTGCGCTGTAACGGAAAGAAAATGATCAAACTGACCAACAAGGATGTCGTCGTCCAGTGCATAGCGACCATCGAGCAGTGCCAGGAGCACGTCAACGCGCTGCACGGCGCAGGTAATTTCATCCGGGCTCATCTGTCGCACGAGACGCACGGAGACAGCGTTTACCACGATCTGCTGATGCGGATCGAGTTAGATGAATGGAGAAAATTGTTCATGTGGGCGCTGACAATCGACTCTGACACGCAGGACCGCATCAAGGCAGCTGCGCACGAGCGATTCCTCTTTGACCGCATGTGTGTAGATCAATATTTCAGCAATGGTCGCACGCCGAGCGCATGGCTGGCCGCAGACGAAGACGAGTTCCGCAGGATGGCGCGCGAGATGTTTGCTCCTGACAGTATGATCAACGAACGCAGGAGTAATAAAGGCGATACTGATGTCTAGCGGAAAGGATGTTCCAATGAGAACTGAAAAATCACTGCGTGATGTAGCTGCCGCCATTGAACAAGCTTCAAATGCGCTTGACGAAATACTACGAAGGTCACTTTACGACAATCCGCCGAAACTTTCGTTTGAACAGAAGGTTATTGCAGCGGTGCGCAACATAGAAAATGGTGATCCTTTGAGAGATTTTCTTACCTACGAGGAGGTAGAAAAAGCAATCATAACACTTGCTGATATCTACACCGTAACTGGAGTCACCATGCCGGAGGATTGGTATTAGCGATATGACAGCAGAACTTGACCTCGATGATGTCGCCGCGCAGAGCAAAAAGGCTGCGGCAGAGCTTGCGGAATTGCGGGTCGAGCTGGAAAGATTGAGATCAGACTGCGCAGAAATGACGTCAAAGCATAGCGCGCTCGAAGATTCATACATGAAGCAAGGTAATGCAGCTGCTGAAATGATCTCGCACCGAGACCGCATCATCAAGAGCCTGCGATTGCTGGCAGAAAGGAGTTAGCGTGCTCCAGATAAAATACACCAAACAGCGTGACAGATTCCAGACCGTCACCGTGCTCGGAGATCCTGAAGGGATCCGGGATCTGTACTGGCAGCTCACGAAGAACTACACGTGCAGCGACGGGACGGGAATTGGCGATGTCCGCGTGATCAACCTGGATGGCGACGACGTGACCATGTACGTCATGACAAACCCTCACGACAACGCGACTCGACTTAGCAATCTCGACTGATCGAACCAGTTATGCAGCAACACAACGAGAGGAATAGCATGAGCGAGTACCACAAGATTCAAAGCATATACAAGCGCGACATGAGCAGCGGGCGCAAAACGTTGATGGAAGGAGAATGGACACTGCCAGAGTTTGAATACCTGGCTTGCAACGTTTGGACGTTCACCGAAAAGGTGGACGGTACGAACATTCGCGTTATATTCAAGGACGGCTGCATCACTTTTGGCGGTCGAACAGACAACGCACAGATCCCGGCGCAATTGGTGTCCAGATTGAACGAGCGTTTCCTGCCGCTGGCCGCGAGGCTAGGCGAGATATTCACAGACAGCGCTGCGGTGCTGTACGGCGAGGGCTACGGCCCAAAGATTCAAAGTGGCGGCGGCAACTATCGCGCGGACCAAGACTTCGTACTGTTCGATGTGCGGGTTGGAAACTGGTGGTTGCAGCGCGGCAACATTGAGGATGTTGCGCAGAAGCTAGGTATCGACGCGGTGCCGGTCATTGGCGAGGGCACGCTGCATGACGCTGTGGCTTGGGCGAAGCGCGGCATCCGATCGACATGGGGTGACTTCGAGGCCGAGGGCATCGTGGCGCGGCCGAAGACAGAACTTATGGCGCGCAACGGGAGCCGTCTAATCACCAAGATCAAATGCCGCGACTTTGCCGCATAACGCCAAGTTAACCAGTTTTTTATACTAACAGGAGCAATGATGACAACAACCGCTG